ATCCGTCAGCAACTGGCTGGCGAGCACGAATAACGGAAGGAGAAAACATGTCCCGATTCACCGAGCAGAAACTCTACATCGATGGCGCTTATGTTGCCGCAGCGTCTGGCGAAACGTTCCAGACGATCAATCCGGTCAACGGCGAAGTGCTGGCAGAGGTTCATGCCGCCGGCCAGGACGATGTCAATCGCGCCGTTGCTGCCGCCAGAAAAGGCCAGAAGGTCTGGGCCGCGATGACCGCCATGGAGCGTTCACGCATCCTGCGTCGCGCCGTCGATATTCTGCGTGAGCGTAATGATGAGCTGGCAGAGCTGGAAATGCTCGACACCGGTAAACCTTACAGCGAAACCTCCGCGGTCGATATCGTCACCGGTGCAGACGTGCTGGAGTACTACGCGGGTCTGGTTCCGGCGCTGGAAGGTCAGCAGATCCCCCTGCGTGAAACCTCCTTTGTTTATACCCGCCGCGAACCGCTGGGCGTGGTCGCCGGTATCGGTGCCTGGAACTACCCGATTCAGATCGCCCTGTGGAAATCCGCACCTGCACTGGCTGCGGGTAACGCGATGATTTTCAAACCCAGCGAAATGACCCCGCTTACCGCCCTGAAGCTGGCAGAAATCTACACCGAAGCGGGCCTGCCGGATGGCGTGTTTAACGTGCTGCCGGGCATCGGTTCGGTTACCGGTCAGTTACTGACTGAGCATCCAGGTATCGACAAAGTCTCCTTCACCGGCGGCGTTGTCAGCGGCAAAAAAGTGATGGCCAATGCAGCGGGTTCAACGCTGAAAGAGGTCACCATGGAGCTGGGCGGTAAATCACCGCTGATCATCTTCGATGATGCCGATCTCGATCTGGCCGCTGACATCGCCATGATGGCGAACTTCTACAGCTCCGGTCAGGTCTGCACCAACGGCACCCGCGTCTTTATTCCTGCAAAACTGCAGGCGGCGTTTGAGGCCAAAATCAGCGAACGCGTTGCCCGTATCAAAGCAGGCAACCTGCGTGACCCGGCCACCAACTTTGGTCCGCTGGTCAGCTTCAGCCATCGCGACAACGTGATGCGCTACATCGAGTCCGGCATTGCTGAAGGCGCACGCGTGCTGTGCGGCGGCAAACGTCTGACCGGTGGCGATTTCGACCAGGGTGCCTGGGTGGCACCGACCGTGTTCACCGACTGCCGGGATGAGATGAAGATTGTCCGTGAAGAGATCTTCGGGCCGGTGATGTCGATTCTGAGCTACGAAACCGAAGCAGAAGTGATCCGCCGCGCCAACGACACCGAATTCGGTCTGGCCGCCGGACTGGTGACGCAGGATCTGAATAAAGCACACCGTGTGATTCATCAGATCGAAGCCGGTATCTGCTGGATCAATACCTGGGGCGAGTCCGCCGCAGAGATGCCGGTGGGCGGCTACAAGCACTCCGGCATTGGCCGCGAGAATGGCCTGATGACGCTGCAGAGCTACACCCAGGTGAAGTCAGTGCAGGTTGAGCTGACGCGTTTTCAGTCAGTCTTTTAATCACTTAACCTGAGGAACGACGAATGGAATTTGATTACATTATTATTGGAGCCGGATCCGCAGGAAACGTTCTGGCGACCCGCCTGACCGAAGAAAGCAATGTGAGCGTTCTGTTGCTGGAAGCGGGCGGCCCGGATTACCGTTTTGATTTTCGCACCCAGATGCCTGCGGCCCTTGCCTTCCCGCTGCAGGGAAAACGCTATAACTGGGCGTATGAAACCGAGCCAGAGCCTTACATGAACAACCGCCGCATGGAGTGTGGTCGCGGCAAAGGTCTGGGCGGTTCATCACTGATTAATGGCATGTGTTACATCCGCGGCAACGCGATGGATCTGGACAACTGGGCCAGCGAGCCGGGACTGGAGAACTGGAGCTATCTGGACTGCCTGCCCTACTACCGTAAAGCGGAAACCCGTGATATCGGCCCGAACGACTTCCACGGCGGCGATGGCCCGGTGTGCGTTGCAACCCCGAAAGCGGGCAATAACGTGCTGTTTGAAGCGATGATTGAGGCAGGCGTGCAGGCGGGTTATCCGCGCACCGACGACCTGAATGGTTACCAGCAGGAAGGTTTCGGTCCGATGGATCGTACCGTGACGCCAAAGGGTCGTCGTTCCAGCACCGCGCGTGGCTATCTCGATATGGCCAAAGGCCGCACTAACCTGAAGATCATTACGCATGCTACCACCGATCGCATCATCTTTGACGGTAAGCGCGCGGTCGGCGTGGAGTATCTGCAGGGCGACAGCAACACCATTAACAAAGTCACCGCTCGCCGTGAAGTGCTGCTGTGCGCGGGTGCTATCGCCTCGCCACAGATCCTGCAGCGTTCTGGCGTGGGTTCGCCTGAGCTGCTGAAGCAGTTCGACATCCCGCTGGTGCATGACCTGCCGGGCGTGGGTGAAAACCTGCAGGACCACCTGGAGATGTATCTGCAGTATGAATGTAAAGAGCCGGTTTCTATCTATCCTGCCCTGAAGTGGTGGAATCAGCCGAAGATCGGTGCAGAGTGGATGTTTAACGGCACCGGTATCGGCGCCAGCAACCAGTTTGAAGCAGGCGGCTTTATCCGCAGCCGCGAAGAGTTCACCTGGCCAAACATTCAGTATCACTTCCTGCCGGTGGCGATTAACTATAACGGGTCAAACGCCGTAGATGCTCACGGTTTTCAGTGTCACGTCGGCTCAATGCGTTCGCCAAGCCGCGGTCATGTGCGCCTGAAGTCACGCGATCCACGTCGTCATCCGGCCATTCTGTTTAACTACATGTCACATGAGCAGGACTGGCACGAGTTCCGCGATGCAATCCGCATTACGCGCCAGATTATCAATCAGCCAGCGCTGGATAAGTATCGTGGCCGTGAAATCAGTCCGGGCCTGGATTGCCAGACCGATGAGCAGCTGGATGAGTTCGTACGTAACCACGGCGAAACCGCCTATCATCCTTGCGGCACCTGTAAGATGGGTAATGACCCGATGGCCGTCGTGGATGGCGAAGGACGTGTGCATGGATTGCAGGGATTACGCGTGGTGGATGCGTCGATTATGCCGCTGATCATCACCGGTAATCTGAACGCCACCACCATCATGATTGGTGAGAAGATTGCCGATAAGATTCGTGGACGCGATCCGTTGCCACGCAGCACTGCCTCTTACTATGTCGCGGGTGACGCGCCGGTTCGCACCGTGCCGCAGCGCGCAGAGTAATTAGTGACAGCGTCACTTAACAATCGCCGGGCACGCTGTTGCCCGGCTTTTTTTATGCAGGGTTTAACGGCCCCCCTTTTCCATACATCCTTTTACATAGCCTTCTTTTTTCAAACCATCAAACCTTAACCTGCGTCAAATAAAGCAGCATCTGCTGTTGATTTCATGATGTGCGGAATGCTATAAATCCGGCGTGTATTTAACCGGAGGCACTATCCGTCCACTGATGAGAAGCAATAATGTGGATGCGTTGTAAATTTTATGAGCAGAATGTTCATGTCACATCTTACCCCCACCTTCCTTTCTGGCTGGAACGTCGCCGATCAGCACTGGCGTAACGCCCTGTAGTCCCCTCACCACTTCGACACTGTTCTGAGTCTGCCCCGTGTATTGTGGCAGGTCGTCATTTATCGTTGCTGGAGAGCATCCATGTTCGCCTGGATTTTATTATCACTCGCTATTGTTACTGAAATTATTGGTACCCTTTTCATGAAGTGGTCCAGCGTTAATGGCAGCCATTCAGGCTACCTGATGATGCTGGGCATGATTGCCTGTTCCTATATTCTGCTGAGTTTCGCCATCAAACGTATCGCGCTGGGCGTGGCTTATGCCCTGTGGGAAGGTATCGGCATCATGCTGATTACCTTATTCAGCGTGCAGCTGTTTGGTGAAGCGCTGTCCGCGCTGAAAATCTGCGGGCTGGTGACGCTGATCGTCGGGATTGTGTTGATCAAGACCGGCACCCAATCATCAGCGGAGGTTAATCATGGTCATGGCTGATTTTGTGCATGCCGCCTGGCTGGCGCTGGCGATCATGCTGGAGATTGCCGCCAACATATTCCTTAAATATTCTGACGGGTTTAAGAAACCGCTGCACGGCGTGCTGTCACTCTGCTGTGTCCTTCTCGCGTTCAGCGCACTGGCTCAGGCGGTCAAAGGTATCGATCTGTCGATTGCCTATGCCGTCTGGGGCGGTTTTGGCATCATCGCCACGGTTGCGGCCGGATGGGTGCTGTTTGGTCAGCGACTGAACCGCAAAGGCTGGGCGGGTCTGACCCTGCTGCTGGCCGGTATGATCCTGTTAAAGCTGGCCTGATGGATCCCCGCAATCAGTAATCCAGGTTAAGGGTGTGTCACTGCACGCCCTTAACTTACTGTGCTTTACCTCCCTTTCCCGATTGATTTTTCTCTCTTTCCTGTGCTCGGAATCCTCTTACTTTTGTAAAGGGCCGTTTACATATCTTTTGCCTTAAGGCTTAGTGAGCGCCAAAAGCCGGATAAAAACGAGGAAAAGTTATGTCTGCAACACGAGGTTGGTCAACGGAGCTGGAAGGATTACGCGGCATTGCCTCTCTCTGGGTTCTGGTTGGCCATATCAGCTTACTGGTTCATTGCCACATCACGCTGATTTCATCACCGGGCATCGGGGTCGACCTGTTTATTCTGTTATCGGGTTATCTGATGGCGAAAAACTACGTCGAGCGCCAGCAGAAGGAGCCATGGCAGAGCGCGGAGACGATTAAGAAGTTCTGGATCCGCCGCTTCTTCCGTATCGCCCCGCTCTACTATCTGCTGTTAATCATCGCCCTGATTTATGGCCCATGGTTTGGTGAGATGCGTGACACCATTGCGCATTTCTATTCCGGCACCGCCACGGAGTCGTCGCGTTACAACGACCAGTCACTGGCAAACATCCTGACTCACTTCAGCTTCCTGTTCGGCATGCTGCCCGAGTATGGGTTTAACACCGTGCTGCCAGACTGGAGCATTGGGCTGGAGATGCAGTTCTATCTGCTGTTCCCGTTCATCATGCTGGTCACGCTGCGCTTTGGTTATGCCGCCTCGCTGATTGGCATCATGGCGCTCTGCTGCGCCGGTCGCTATGTGCTGGCCGATTATTATGAAGCGTTTGAGATGCCTTCGATGATCCTGATTAAGCTGAACATGTTCCTGGCTGGAATGCTGCTGGCCGAAGCGATTCGCCGTAAATCCCTGCTCTATGTTGCCTTTGCGCTGCTTGGCCCGGTCGTCACCGTAGCGATTGGCATGGACGCGATTAAGCTGCAGGTGATTATGGAGGCGCTGATGATCGTCGGTATGGCGGCAATTCTGTGGCAATACCCGCAGGGCAGCATGATGGCTCAGCTGATTGCCCTGCCGCGTAAGCTGCTGAACAACCGCCTCAGCACCTGGCTGGGTGACGTCTCGTTCTCAGTCTATCTGCTGCACCTGCTGATTGTGATCCCGCTGATCGCCCTGCTGCTCACTCACACCGACATTGAGTATAAGAGCGATATGACACGCTTCCTGATTGTCTGCGTTTCCGCTATCCCGGTAACCTATGCGCTGGCTTCTTTACTCTATAAGTATGTTGAGAAGCCCGGCATTCAGATGGGTAAGCGCGTGCTGAAGCCGAAGCTGGCCGATCAGACCAGCTAAGTTCGCTAATAATCATGATTAAGCCCCTGATTGGGGCTTTTTTTGCCTCTGGCGCTCGTTATCAGCCCTTCACAGGCATTGATGACGCGCCGTCGCCAGCATGCCTGCTGAGGTGAACTACACTTTCCCGGTTAGCAATCTGACGCAAAGGAGAGAACATGAGCATTCAGCATCTGCTGCTATCCAGTGACGGTGGCGCGGTGATTATTGAAGCAGAACAACTCGAAAGCGAGCTGGTTATCCCACCCCATCTGCAGACCCTGAGCGGCGGTGAAGCTGACAGTGATACCGGCCATCGGGTGGCGGTCACAAAGCATTACTGTAAGGGACGCTACTATGCGGTTGCCCTGGATCGCCATGCGGCCAGTAATGAAATCGATGACGTGATTGACCTGCTGCATCCTGCCCCGCTGGATTAGCCTTTGTCGGCCACGCTGCCTTTAACGGCATGTTCCGCTGAGGCCACGGCGGGAAAACGGCCTGTTAATGCATTACCGCCACGCGGCATCACCATTTTCAGAAGAGGAAGAGCATTATGGAAAAGAAGAAGTGGTTTGTTTCCTACGTGATTAAGCCGAAAGGTGAAAATCATGTCACGACGCACGCCTTTATTGAGGGTGACAATGTTGAGGAGGCGCTTGAAGCCTTTATGTTTGAAACCAAAAAAAGCCTGTCGCTGGAAACTGAAGAGCTAACGCTGCTGTCGGTAAGTCTGGTGTAACTTCTGATTAACCTCGCGATAGCGGGGTTTTTCTGCCCTGTCTGAGGGTCATTTTCTATTTATTATACTTATAGTTTCCCTGGTGCGGCTTTCAGTTACTTAGTGGGATAAGGCCAGGCGTGATCCATGCCCATAGATGACATCAGGCCGGTCACAGCCAGATACGCCAGTATCAGGACAAACAGTACAATTGCAGCAATTTCAATGGATTTAAGTAAGTGATGCTTCGCCATAAATAACCCTCCTTCAGTTGTGTGTAATCAAGACCTCACCTCATAAACTATAATGTTACCGGTAAAGTGCAAGTGAAAATCACATAATGAAACATAAAGCCGTGCTTATTAATGTTTGTGGAGAATACGCGTTAAGGCTTTCACGTGGCAGGACCAGGTGCTGCAGGCATAAAAAAGCCCGCAATGCGCGGGCCTTAGTGACGATCAGTTGGGTGCTAACTGGCAGGCTGACCGGTAAAGTCGATCACCATCCTGCCGCGGATTTTGCCGTGAATCATCTCATCGAAGATGGCATTGACCTCACCAATCTTCCTTTTAGTTACCTTAGGCACCACCTTGCCTTCTGCCGCAAACTGGAAAGCTTCCGACAGATCGTTGCGCGTTCCGACCAATGATCCCACCACCTGGATGCCATCAAGCACCAGTCGCGGGATATTCAGGCTCATCGCTTCCGGCGGCAATCCGACTGCTACGACCCGACCTCCGGCTCTGACCGCATCCACCGCCGAGTTAAAGGCCGCTTTGGCGACGGCTGTGACCACAGCCGCATGCGCCCCACCGGTTTTCTCCTGAATAAAGCGTGCCGCATCTTCGCTGGCAGAGTTGACGACCAGATCGGCACCCATCTCTTTCGCCAGTGCCAGCTGTCCGTCACTGACATCAATCGCAATCACTTTGGCATTGAAGACGTTTTTCGCATATTGCAGCGCCAGGTTACCCAGCCCGCCAAGGCCATAAATTGCCAGCCACTGCCCCGGTTTAACCTCGGATACTTTTACCGCTTTGTACGTAGTGACACCGGCGCAGGTGACGCTACTGGCGGCGAAAGGATCGAGCCCATCGGGAACTTTAACCGAGTAGTCAGCAACAACAATACACTCTTCAGCCATACCGCCATCGGCGGTATAACCGGCATTGATGACGTCTCTGCAGAGCGTTTCGTTACCGGAATTACAATATTCACAGTGCCCGCAGCCCTTGAAGAACCAGGCGACGCTGGCGCGATCGCCCGGCTTGAGCGAGGTGACATCCGGCGCGACCTCCTCAACGATGCCGATCCCTTCATGACCCAGCGTGACGCCGGTCTTGTCACCAAAATCACCGTTCTTCACATGCAAATCGGTATGGCATACACCACAGCATTCCATCCTGAGCCGCGCTTCGCCGGTTTTGAGAGGACGCAGCGTCTTCTCAACCACTTCAACCTGGTGTTCACTATTAGCAATTGCCGCTTTCATAAACATTCCTCCTTTTGACTGGAGATTAAGAATAAGCCAAACGGAGATGATGACAAGATGACAGGTAAGCTTTGGGTGCGAGTCTGGCGGGGTTGTTGCGGCTTTTGCGAGTGGGGTCGGTTTTTTAGGGATTGTGTTTAGCGGCAACGCTTCGTCAGGCTTACGTTCTCTGTCGGGTAGAGATGAAGCGCGCTTACTGAACAATTTGGTCAGGTGAACATTGCCCGTTAAAAGGGGCGATTAAGCCCCAGTCGCTTCAGAAGATTTCGTACTGATTGCTCAAACGTCTCTTAAGAGTGCCAGCGGTGGATGCCACTGTCAGCGGGTGGCGGCCCCATATGCTGAGCGGCACTATCCGGCGCTGGCGGTGGTCCCATATGCTGAGAAGCGTTGTTTGCGGGCGCAGCCGGCCCGGCGTGATGGCTCCAGCTGGTGTTGTTATGCTGGCTTTCATGATGACGATGCCAGTCAGAAGATGGGCCACGGTGATGACCACCATCAGCCATCACACAACCTGACATTGCGGCACTTGCCAGCGCTAAAATCACACAAGGAATAACTTTTTTTAAGAACATAACTGACCCTGGTTAAATATCACTAGGGCAGGTTACGTCCCGGTTTTTATACGGTGGATAAACGTTGGAAGGGGTTTGGGGAGGATGTTGGGGAGGGTTGATTGAGGTCAATTTTGGGGAGAAGTTGGAGCGTTTGACGCGTTTTATGAGTATGTTGAAAGTGGGCAGTTGCGGAGGCTTTCTGGATCTTCTCAAATGAAGCTTTACTGGACTGGAACCTGGTGAGCTTGTATAGATATTGACATATTTACTTCAATAAAAACCCGCAGAAGCGGGTTTTTATTGTGCAGAATTCATCAAGCAAATGAACGTTCAATTTCAACAGATTGTTCGTCATTTATTTCAATAGAGCGATAATACTGGAGCGCGGCTGGATCAGCTACATATTCAACTTTACCGTGATTTTCCTCTACACACTTTATAATGCTATGAATATCTGTTCTAAAAAACTCCTTCCGCATATTAACTTTATTAACCCGATCGTTTTTAAGTAAGTTATGCAATTTTGCTTCCAAAGCCGGTGCATCATCACAGCTGATCATCGCATGCACATCAAACTCAAATGGAACACTTGCACCGCTTAGTTCGATAACCCGGTCATGCGGTTCTAAGCGTCGAGTCATGCCAATCTTGAAGACATTTTCACCAAAAGAACCAACATTAGAAATAATATATACATGACCTTGCCTGGTCATTTGAGCCATAGACTTAGCTCGCTCATATTGTTTGTGAACTTCTTCTATTTCCTCTTCAAGCTTACGGCGCGTTTCTTCGAGCTCAAGGCGATGGTCCTCATCTGCTGCTAGCAATGCTTCTACCACAGCTTTTCTTCGGGCTTCTAGCTCCATCTCTTTTTCTTCAGCTTCTAACTGTTGTTTTTCAAGCTCTTCTGCCCTTTGGCGCTCTTCACGCATTTGTCGCTTTATCTCATTCTGAGCATCACGTTCATCCTGTGCCGCCTGAAGTTCTAAAACCTTATTGCGAAACTCTTTTTCAACTAACTCCCAGTTTGAATTGTCAATGAGTTCAAAATAATCATACTTAGCAACCAATGCTTGATGCAATGAAGTTTCTTTCTTTATTTCTTCTAACTTCCGCTCAAAGTTCTTTAGTGTTATTGAACTAAGTAGTACCTTCCTTTTAAATCTATAAGCATCATCCAAAACTTTTTGAATCTCTACTTGTGCATTTTGATGTTGATCTTTGAAGATTTTTTCAAAATCGAAAGCAAAGTCTACTGCTTTATTAAAAATAGACTTACTTCTACTTTTGTGAAATTCAATTAACTTATTAAGTTCATCTAAAAGCTTTCCGTGCTCAGCTTCCCGATATATATCTCGATTTTTAAACTTCTCTATGGCTTCATTTTTTTCTTTGATAACAGAACTTATAGCTGCTTCATTTTCACTCTCTTCTTCTATGATTCGTTTATTGAAAATAGATTCTAGCTTCGCATTTTTTTCATCATATTTTTTCTTCAAAACCTTGTACGTAATGAAGCCTGCACATGCAGCACCAACACCAAATACAATTAAAATCAAGTAAAGCGCATCCATTTCATAACCCCAGAGATCCTAATTTATGAGCATAAAATATAACATGCAGACAGTTGAAATCACCATCAATTATTAAGATTTATTGAAGAGAATGATAAATATCAATAAATGAAAGAGGTTAATAATTTTCTCCCATTGATACAACGATATAATTGGCATAGAAAACACCAGATCCGGCTTCACCAGTTGCATTAACCATAGGAGTTGCGGAAGTGAGGGAACTGAGCGGCAATACATTTGACCTTCACCAGGCTCCTTCCCAGCAGATTTATGAAACCGAAAAAGGCTAGAGTTTTGCGCAAAGACTTTGATGATACAAATATCTTTAAAATTATCCTGGCTCACGCTTTCAGGAATATTTTATGACATTAATTGGATGGATACTATGATTTCTGGAAACTTAGTGAACACATATAAATTTCCAAATAAATCATACAACACAAAAAAAGACCGAATACGATAATATAACAACAAAAACAACAGCTTACGGCAGCTATTGGCGAATTTTTGGCGCTAAATTTTTAGCAAAATATGGAGTCTGATTAAGTGCGCATAGGCTCCTCGATAGCCATTATTATTCGAGAGTAGCCTATGTCACAAATTTCATGCCAGAATCAATATTACCGATTCAATCTTCAAAATCACACTTTTTAATCACACCTACTTCGAGTATAAATTCTTTACCCAAAAACATCCCAACTCTCTCCTCAGACTTTGAAGGCTTAAATATCTTTTGCGAACCTGCTAACTTTTCAAAAGGTATATTCCATCCCTGAGAAATTTTTTCAATAAGCAATCCATATAGTGATTGTTTATAAAAGTTAAGTGGCTCTTTATTAGGCCATGACAAATAATCTGAGTCTGCCTGCAAAAGAATCATTTGAATTCCTGCTTCAATGCATAAGACATTAGGATCGTAAGATACTGTATAGAAATCATCATCTTCATGAGGTTGTTTCCTTGAGCTAAAATAACTAACCAATTTGATAGTATCAAAATTTTTAATAATTTCTTCTAAAATTGTTACTTGGTTAAAATACTTAGTAGAATTTGAACAAAAAGCTAATTCTTCAGTATCTAAACCAGCCAGCCTCATATTAGCGGCCAGTTTAACTTGCTCCTGATCAATAATTCTATCTTTGATAAGTGTGTACTGTTCATGCAGCCATTCACAATATAATTCTGAAGGGAATGCTGGATGAGCTGTGTTTCTTGACGCGCTACTCGCGTTACCTAAAAAAGCACCAACGCAACCTCTAATTGAAGAGGTTCTAAATCCTCCTACAGTAATTGAAGCCTTTGAAATATCTTCCATATAAATTTTTTCACTGCCGGGAACTAAAAAACCCCTACCAACCATATGTCCTTGATGGTATATAGGCCTGATGTTTTCTGCGAAGTCCAAGCACAAACTTTTTCTTTCTATATACTTCAAGTCACTGATGTCAGCATCTTCGATTTTACTTAACACTCTATCTAAAAAATCAGCACCATTTAAATAAGTCCAATCATTTGCACCAATTATTTTTTTATTAACACCAGACAACTTATCTTCTAAAAATAAATCGACATCTAAGGTTGGGAAATGATGAGCAAGTAACTCTCCAATATCTTTAAAAGTGCCCCCCTGCCTGTTATTAAGTAATTTTTTTAATAAGCTCTCCTTTTCAATATATAATCTTACTTGAGTGCCACCATTTCTAATGTATTCACTTTGATAAGCCACCCTTAATATCGGCCTCTCAAGCAATTCGTTTTCAAAGCTTAGCACACGTGTTTCGGAGCGTCCTTCCTCATACCTTCTAGTCGTTATTTTTATTCTATTCGAAATCATAAATACAGAAAAGAAGCCTACACCAAACTTTCCAGTTGAACTGAAACCTTTTGTCTCTAAGCCTGGAAATTGATCATGCATTAAAGTTGTACCCCATAATGAATTTCCAAAATCTAGAAATGGACCGGTTAAAACTGCTGCTGACATTCCAACGCCATTATCATCAATTTCAATGAATAGCCCTAATTCATCTTTATCAAGCCTAACAATAAGCTGCCCATAGTTGCTATCATCACCTTCAAGCATACGTCTCGCTCTAATAGCATCACAACCATTCTGGATAAGCTCACGTATAGCTACGAAAGGATTATTACCGTAGAGTTGGCTTCCACCTAAGTTTTTTACTAACTTTGAAACATTCCCTACATGAACATTAGCGTCAACGGGAGTCCAGCCATTAGTAGTAATCAACCTAACTAAAGACGGTAAATTATCAATATTTGCTAACCCTTTTGCCTTGAACCTTTTAATACCTGAATTATTAAGAATTGAATCAACAGAATACAATTCCTTATCAATCATCTTCAAAGTATCATAGCAAAGCCACCAACTTGCAGCCTCGTCAACATCAAACGATGATTTTGAAGTATAAACTAAGCGATCTCTTTCAATTCTTGGTTGATATAATTTTTGTTGAAATAACCAATGTTGCTCTGATAACTTTGGGAGATTTCTTAGCTTACGAAGGAAAGAAGGTGCTCTTCTGCTATCTATATGAGCAGCATCTGCAACACGAATTATACATGCAAGCTTAACCGGATCTACCTGCCAATTGTGAGGCATTGAACCTATAGCCCCTAGCTTACTTGGAAATCTTATGGTTATATCGCTTGAGTCCCACCAATGGCTATATGCAATATTTCCAATCACCGAACCATAATCTTCTCTTAGTGCGGTATCATCGATTAAATATTCTCTGTTGCTATCCCCACCCCATGATATAAGTGCCAGCTTTTCAGCCTGCTTAGCATGAAGAGCCCTTAAAACAATATCTAAAGTTTTTTTCTCAATTGCTTCTGTTGATTCATTAGTGTCTTTACTTAAATATGCAAACGTATCACTCCATATCGTAGAATTTTTTATACTATCAATGCCATCAGGGTATGCTGCAAGACCCATCCCCAAATCATGTATAAGAAATGCACCGCCAAGAACATATGCTTCTGCAGGATTTAGTTCATAATCCTCACCACAAATAATTGATGCCATTTCCCAAAGTGCATCAATGTGAGTTATATCATGAACAGTGTAATCTGGCATGCTGTTAGAAATTTCACCAGCTAAGACAATTGCCTTTCTGCGAAAACTTTCAAGACTTGTTCTAAAGTACTCCCTACCTTTTTCGTGCTCGTCTTCGTTAGTTTTCTTTCCTAATGAATTCTGCCAGAGTGTAGCACTTTCAAAATTAGCCATTAAATATCCTTAATGAAATAAATTTTATTATCGATACATTTACAGTCATCTTTAAACATTGGCTAAAACTAGCCAATCATATAAATTCATTATGCAAAAAATCAAATGCAACAATTACCTTGCCGGTAATTAATAGTTGTTCTCGATCACATACAAATGAAAAACCTCCATTCGCAACGTTGAGTTTTTTCCCCGGCAATATAGCTAAATCATAAATATCATATTTACCATCAATTCCAACAAGCCAAAGACCATTGCTGATATCTGAAACATCCATTTCAACTAACCAAGCGGCTTTGTTGCTTGAAATTAATTCAGGACTTCCAAATTTGTAGGGGATGAAATTCAAATCTATTTCCCAAAAACCAGCCTCCTTGATTTCGCCCGACAAGATTTTTTTATGAGGAATACCATTTGTTATTTTGGTCTTCATAATATTACTTTTATTCCCTCCCTTTCCTGTTGCTAACCATTGAAGGTCAACACCGGTTTCGAGGGCGCAAGCTATAACCACATCTCCAGGAAAATAGTTTCGCCTAATCCACGTACTTACAGTACCAGATGAAATACCTAATAACTCACATAGTTGCTTTTGAAGTGTGAACCCATAGGCATCCATAATTCTATTTAGTACGGTCTTCCCACCATTAGAGGTAATTTCTTTTAAAAGTACTTCGCCCGAGGGCACTTCTTTACCCTTGTTTAAACTTGCTTTTGCAAGCTTCCCGCTAACGAGCCAATTTAGGTCTACTCCCGTATCAAGAACACACTTTATGATTGCACTACCTGGAACACTGTTGCGCTGAGACCACGCACTAACATTATTTGAAGGTACTTGAAGAGCTTCAGCTAATGCGCGTTGTGTTGTTACGCCATAGGCAGATAGAAGTCTCTCGATCAATTCTTGAGCATTCGACTGGATATAAGACATAGATGACCAACCACAAAAGTAGTTTACATGAGCACAATTGTGATCTAACGTATATACACACCACATGTAACACCGTAGAACACACTATTTAATTGGAGATATTGCGTTATGCATACTGAAAATGCAAACAGCCAGAACGCATTTGACTTAGTGCAATCTCAAGATTTTATTGCCAATGTCGCTGCGATTTTAATGCCAGCGATCAGCGAAGCGGTGAACGACGCCGTAAACAAAGCCGTCACGCTCGCCACATCTCCAACAATGTCCAAGCAGGACTTTGCTGCAGCCAACCGCATCAGCCTGTCAGTGCTTGAGAAATGGATTGCTAACGGTGTTGTGCTACTCGCTCCTACCCCATCTTTCACCTACACGCAGAACCGAACCAATCGTAAGACCGGCGAAGTGGTAGAAACCACCATGACCAAACATGGTAATCCGCTTATCAATGTTGCCGCATGGCGTGAGAAGAACCGCCAACAAGCAATCAAATGCCGCTACATCAAACCATAACTTGATTTTGCAAGTTAAGAAGGATCTGAGCATGTTTGATTTCAAGGTTTCTACCCATACCCATTACGACGATGCCTGTCGTAAATTCGCGTTAGCTCACAACATGGAAGACGTCGCTAAGCAGTCCGGCATGCGTGCGCAAACGCTGCGTAATAAACTGAATCCAGACCAGCCACATCAGCTTACCGTCTTAGAAGTTTTAGCCCTTACCGATGTCACTGAGGATGCAACGTTAGTTGATGGCCTGCTGGCGCAAATCCAGTGCCTGCCCTGCGTGCCGGTAAACGAAGTCGCAGATGAAAAATTCCCTCTGTATGTCATGAAAGCCACCGCAGAAGTAGGCCAGTTAGCAGCAGGCGCAACCTCTACAGAACCTATGACAGCCAACTGTAAACGTGGCCTTCTGCAAAACGTTAATAGCGGTATTCGCTGCTTAACACTGGCCGCAATGGCAGTACAGGCGCGAATTCAGGCTAACCCGGCACTGTCCTCAACTGTCGATGCTATGAGCGGCATCGGTGCATCATTTGGCTTAAGTTGAGGAGTAGTCATGATCTCATTGGCAGCAAGGCTTAAACGCCAAAGCCCATCCATGTCATACGGACACGGCTGGATCATGGGAGAAAACGGTAAGCGCTGGAATCCAGTAACGCCGTCAGCTTCAGAAGTCAAAGCACAGGCATTACCCAAGAGGAGCAAATCATGGCTATCGAAGGCGATTCCATGCTGGTCGAACTGACAGCCGGTCAACGTGTTGCCGCGTTGAATCATGTTGCTCTGCTTCGGGCTCAACTGATGGGCGGTAATTGCGAAAAAGATGTAGCCCGTTTTATTGTTGAAATGCGCGATGTTACTGACAGCAATTATCAGGATAACAAACGTGCTTTAAGTGCCATTTTCTTTCTGGCAAACATCGGTAAAGACCGGCACTCAGCCGATTTTACTGATCTCACTACTGATGAAAGAAACGCGTTGATTCGCGCTATGAACCACCTGAAAGCCGTTGTGAGTTTATTTCCCAAACGAATGACTCTTTTAAGCTAAATAACCCAAAGCAATTAATTGGCGTAAACCCGCCGGGATTCGCTTTGCCTGAAGAAAGGAAAATCACATGCTGAATAAATCATCTGGTACCACTAAGCCTGGTTCCTATATCGAACTCGATATGATGCTGAATGATGCGCGTCGCGAAGAACGTCGCGGTCGTGCTGACCTCATGATATGTCGCCTTAACATCCTGGCCTCGAAAATTCGTCGGGAAGAATTAACCTGTGTCGAAGCAGCCGAGCTACTTAATCAGGAAGCAGAAAAAATCCAGGCACAGGTTGAGGAGTCGCATTAATGGCTGACTCAATGGACATCGTGCAACAGCGCACCGATGAAATGTTGGCTCGCAACATCGCCAATATCGTCAATCGCGCGCCTGCTATAAGCGCCTCATTTTGTGAAGACTGTGATGCCCCAATTCCTGAAAAGCGCCGCCGCGCGTATTTGGGTGTAACTCGCTGTGTTTCCTGCCAGGAAATTGAAGAACATCGCAATAAACACCGGCAGGGTAATGCCTGATGCAAGAGGAATTTGCTTACCCGTGGAATGCTCCACGGGAAGCCATCGCCAGCCCCTATCCCACCTATGAGGAAATGCGCAGCCGCAGTCAGATGATTGCGGCTTTAGTGCGTGCGCAGGAGCTACTTGAAAAGCAGCCGACTGTGATACAGCTCGACGTTAAACGCCGCGTTAGTGATCTGGAAAAGACACAGGGAACAGCCAGCGCCAATGCGTACTTAACAAAGACATTTGTTGAGCGCACATTGCCACGCGTTGAAACCGTTAACGCTCAATATCGTGTCGGCGTAATGAAGGGGAGCACATTAAATTTACTCGGGGGTAACGCAACTGAGCGTGACAACACGGCTGTAGCAGGTGGTCAGCTTTTCAATCTAATGCGCCGCTTCAACCGACTGCCTGACATGGCGCGCGCCGACGTCGATCTACTGGCCGGGGATGTTGCTAATTTCATCCTCGCCGAGCTGGTGCAGGCGCACGCGCAGGCCAGCGACGAGTCAGATTACAAATACACGCACCGTGTTTACATGACCGCTGCCACCATCACCCGCGAGCTGAGCCAGACGCCTCCACTGTGGGAAAAGGTCACGTCGCGTCTTTTTGCCCCGGAGGAAGTTACTCCGGCAATCCTGCGTATGCAGAAGGAAAAATGGTGGAAAGGCAGGCTGCGTCGCGTCGCCGCATCATGGCGTGAACATCTCCAAATCGCACTGTCAAACGTCAGCAAAAAGCATACCCCCTATGCCAGCAGCATGACCGTTTCAGAGTGGCGCGAGCAGAAGCGCCGCACCCGTGAGTTTCTGAAGGGAATGGAGCTGGAAGACGAAGAAGGCAACCGTATCAGCCTGATCGAGAAATATGACGGCAGTGTGGCCAATCCGGCTATTCGCCGCTGCGAGCTAATGACCCGCATTCGTGGATTTGAAAACATCTGCAACGAAATGGGTTTTATCGGCGAGTTCTATACGCTGACCGCCCCCGCGCGCTATCACGCCACAATCAAAACCGGGCATCGTAACCGCAAATGGAACGGTGCCAGCCCTGCCGATACGCAGCGTTATCTCTGCAGCGTCTGGCAGAAAATCCGCGCCAAGCTGCACCGCGAAGAAATCCGCATTTTCGGGATCCGCGTTGCTGAGCCTCATCATGATGCGACCCCACACTGGCACATGCTCATGTTCATGCGCCCTGAGCAGGCTGAGCGCGTGCGCGAAATTATGCGCGATTACGCCAGGCAGGAAGACGGCAGCGAGCTGACAACAGACCAGGCCCGTAAGGCCCGCTTTCACGCCGAGGCTATCGACCCGGAGAAAGGCAGCGCGACGGGTTACGTTGCTAAATACATTTCCAAGAATATCGATGGCTACGCGCTGGACGGCGAGACGGACGACGAAAGCGGCAAAGACCTTAAAGAAACCGCCTCGGCCGTTTCTGCCTGGGCGGCACGCTGGCACATCCGTCAATTCCAGTTCGTAGGCGGCGCGCCGGTCACGGTTTACCGCGAACTGCGCCGCATGGCTGACAGCGAAACCGCACACGGACTTAGCGTCGAGTTTGCGGCAGCGCATGATGCAGCCGACGCAGGCGACTGGGCCGGATACGTTAACGCGCAGGGAGGCCCATTCGTGCGCCGTGACGAGCTGGCTGTGCGCACATGGTATCAGGCAAGCGAAGACGTGAATGAGTACGGCGAGGAAACCGTGCGCATCAAGGGTGTTTACGCAACTGAAGTTGGCGACGATACGCCAATTTTAACCCGTCTTATGCAATGGAAGATTGTCCCGAAACGTGCCGTTGATTTGGTTTTTGAATTTAAGGACGCGCCCGCGTCCTCTCGGAGTTCTGTCAATAACTGTACGGAGCCAACAGGCTCTGAAGCAGCTATCGATTTCACAAAGCCCCCTACTCGCGCCGAGCGAAGAAGGATTATTAAGCGATTAAGAGAAAAACCAGCGCAGGAGCAACCTGAGCCGGACAAATACCCACCTGAAGTGAGTCATTGCACAGAACGGGAGGCGTTGAAAAAGAGTTTCTTCGAGATCTCCAGGTTAACACTGTCCGACGGCGAAGCTGTGCGCATGATGAAAGGCTATTCAATCAAGGTTGGGGAGCTTTCTTACTGGAGCGGTACAAGCGGCTATCTGTTCCATAGACGGAACAAGAATCCTACTCCCTTAAAAAGATTTAATGCTCTTGCGAAAAAAAGCGGCATACCTCTGCCTGATTAATAAAACGGCAGTCGGACTAATCTGAGCCGCACGATTCTTTACGATTCCAAAACGTCATGGTACTGTTTATACATACAGTATATTTTGACTAGAAGGAGTTAATCATTTGATGGACATAGATAATCTAAGCGAGACGGTTGCACGCATCCAGTTCATTGCTGACGTATCACTGATCGCACACTGCAAAGAAGATGAATTAAAAATGGCACTGTCGATGATCAGCGACCTGGCAGGGACAATCGACACATCTGTTTTCGAAGCTGCCATATACCGCCAGGCTCAATGATTAATTGCCCCTTCCCTACCGTTCATTAGCCACCTTTCAGGTGGCTTTTTGCTTCTGCATCAAAGTGCATATGCTTGCATGAATCCGCATGATCCAAATTGGATCGCTAAGCGTGTGTGAGGCCGGTGCTGGCGCGTTCAGAGGTAACACATGCACCTGCATGAAAAGCGATGCATAAAGCGGGCAGGCGTGGCGGGGATAGCATTGCGCGCGAGGGGTACAAACATGTATGTTCAGGCTGCGCCTACCGCACGGAGGCGGGTGCACGTCATTGCATTTGGAGCGAAGTGGCGAAATGGAAAAAACCCGCAAAACGCGTTCCAGCGCGTCTGATGGGGTGATATTCGGGCTAGGAAGTAAGGGGCGTTTGGTGGTGGAGGGCTAGCCTTGCCAGCCACGGCGTGAACTTTCGCAATCACCTTAGCGGCAGAACTTCGTCCCTAGAACTCCCTATTCAATATTCAGAATGTAAGGGCCATATTGGATTGCCTCTAAACCAATCCAGTTATTAAATAATCCCTTAACATCTTCGTAAGCAACATCACATTTGTTTGGAACTTACTACTACGAAGCGGGTTAATGAAGGAGGGATGTGTTCATGATAAAGGTGTTCACGAAGGAAAAAGAGGAATATCATTTTTTGTTAAGAATCTTGATTAATAAATATACTAAAGAGATTGAGATCACAAAGTATATGGCATCAATGAAATCGTAAAATACTGTTCCTCTTAGGCAGTCATCAAGTTTGAAATATTCAAACGCGGGCTTTACTAAAATTGGTGAGATTGAAGTTGTGGCAATCAAGCCAAATATAAGAGTTAAATTTTTGTTGGCTTTATCACTGGACTCGGTTTCCTGTATTTTTATCAATTCCATTTTGGATTTAATTAAACTATCAATGCTTTTTCGACTTTGTTTTATATCATTGTGTTCAAACAATGATAAGGCATAGTTATGTATCTCTCCCGATCTGCGTGACGTTTGTCGCAACCATTCCTCAAACTCGAATATTTCTTTTTTAATCTGCGCCAGTTCAATATTTTTATTTATATTGTTTATTTTATAGATTGTACCTTCATAGA